GAAGAGTCCACCCTTCTCCTCCCCTGTATAAGTGCGTGATCGCTCAACGCCAGTTGGGAACACGGTTTCCTGTGTCCTTACCTCTTGCTTCTCTACGTTGATCTAGAGTTAGACCTAACACTAAGTGGTTAGTCGCTGCTTGAGGGTCGTCTAGGAACGCTTCTAACGTATCCATAAACTCATCATGTTTTTTAGACTTTATTTCTTCCTGTGCACTAATATGCAAAGCATCTGTAAAGTATTTTACACCTTGTGCAAGGCAGTCCAGTCTGTCGTCGTGCTTGACTGCACCTTTTTGACGACACATTCTGCTCATTTGGTAAAAGAGCATATATAAGAGCCTACTTTCAGGTGCACTGTCTTTGTTGGAGGTATAGTCCCAATCAATGACAGACCTATCAACAACAAGACGGTGTTGGTTAAGCACAGGCTCAAGACTATCAATGATCCTGTCCTCTTTTCTGACATTCGCCCTAACTTCTTCAATATGTACATTTTGTCTTGTTTGAATAAGATGTTTTTTAAATAATTCACTTACAATTCCATCTCCAAAGTTTGTTTCGATAACCAGTGATGTAACTCCATACTTTTTGCATCCTCGAAGGATGTCAAGCAAGGTATTATCGCTGTACCCGTCTCTGTATGCTCGCACTTCATGCAAATAGATGATTCCGTTCTTTTGGGATAGATAACAAGCCGCTGTTTCGTCTGTTCCTCTTCCCGAAGGATCCACGCTGCATATGGTCTCGTCAAACTCACTCCAATCTCCTTGCATTTGCATAGGTGAATAGAAATAGTCTCCCGGTAATCCAACTGTTGGAGCATCTTTGATGACATTGGCTGGATCGGAGCACCATATGATATTCTCGGGTGCAGTACTAGGATTAATGCTAGTAACAATGAGATCAGCCATTTTAAGAGGGAATTTTTCTGCATCTGATAAACTTGTGTCGAGTTGAAACTGCAACATGTAGTTTGACCGCCCCATACTTGACTCTCTTTGTAATAAGTCATCATCAGTAAAGCGATCATCTGTAGGAGCCCATTCTTCAGCTCCATTATCTATATCTGCCTGTAATTCTGGTGCTAGTAGTCCTTCGTACTGGGTAATTGACTTACCTCTTGGGTATCTTGCCGGCCAAACCAAGGGACGATACGAACGCTCTGCCAACTTACGATAAATAGTAAAAGTAGTCTGAGGAGTCCCGAGATACATAATACGGCTATCGCTTTTCGGGGTAAGGATACTTTCCGCTTCAGTACAGAGTTGAAGTAGTTTTTCACGCATCAACTCCGTCATACTGTTGCCCGGAACCTCTACGTCGTCTAAAATCATCAAGTCTGCCCTGCTTCCAGTAAGCTGCCCTGTAATACCCACACTCTTGACCGAAGGTGCTTGGTGAGGTGAACAGTTGACGTCGAAACTGATACGTGACCATCTTGAGTCGTCTGATTTGGGTTGTAAAAAGCTTAACCATGGTGTGTCTATTATAAGTTTTTGTAAAAAGATACTCATGTTATCTGCACGTTCTTTAGACGCAGAGATAATCATGATTTTTCTTTCGGGGTCATTAAATAGAGTCCATAAAACAAAAGCACCAGTAATCCAGCTCTTACCAACTCCCCGAAACGCCTGTATTTGTAGTCGCTTGGGACCACTCTGCAAGTAATCTGCAATAGCATATTGTGCCCTCGTAGGCGGTGGAAGATGTAATTCATGCCATAATGCCTGTAAAAACAACTTAAAGTCTTGCTGTAATAAGGCTAGAGAATTTTTTTCGGTGTTCATTATGGCTTAGGCATGTTTTTAAGGTTATCAATCAAGCCAGTATCATCTACACTTTTAAATATAAACTCCATTTGATCTAAACTACCTTTATACTTAGTTTTTAGCTGTTTAGGTGACAGGTTGCTATATATCATATCACGTGTAAATCTAGCAAACATAGGCGAATACATTATTTTTTCTTGTGGTTTGCTCAATCTAACAGTAAATCTTAGTACTGGACCAAATGCGTTACGTATTCTTTGGTGCATAAGTATATCTTTAGCTATCTCAGCTATCTGATCGTTAACAATTTTAGATGAATAGCTCTTGCCACTAAACTTAGATGTTAAAGCTGGTATCATACCTTCCTTAGTCATGTCATTAAATAAATCAGCTAGCTCATCAAAGTTCTCAATAGGGTCAGTAGATAATGGTGACTTACCAACAGCTTGTTGGATTTGACCCATCATACGCTTAACTAGCACTTCTCCTTCTTTCATTCTGTCAGCAAACTCAGCTGCAACTGCTTTTCTGCCAGCTTCACCTGATTTAATCTTAGCAATACGTGCCGGTGTAAAAAACTTAGTAAAATGAGCGTATGGATCTTTAGACTTTTTAGGGTCAAAGACGCCTAGTACATCTTTAAAGTATTTTTGATGTAGAACATAGTGTGCTTCTTTCATCACTTCTGTTAGATTACCAGCTGTGAGTTGATCGGTAATCGTACCTGTAACCTGATTAGCTCCCGGAAAAACACCTTTTTTATAAAAAACTTCCATTAAATCATACCACTCGTCACTTTGCCATCTTAATCCATCAAACAACTGAGCTCCAATGTTTAAAGGTGTAATATGATGCAATTCTAATTTATGTCCGGGAATATTATTCTTTGCAAAAAAATCTGCAAACTCATTTTCCATTATAGGTTGTAGTAAGTCTTTAACTCTGTTATAGTTACCTTTAGAATAACGCTTACCCACAGAACCAAAGAACTCAGTAATACGTCTATCTTTAGTTTTAAACCAGTTTTCATAATTAAAGACTCCATTTCTAAATGCAGCTCTAGAAAATACAGCATTAGCACCCTCGTCAATATTTTTATCTCTTAGGGTAGGTATATATTTACTACCATCTCCTGTAATAGTTCTATTAGCTTTAAGTATATCTATATGAGATTGTTTTCTAGCTGCTTCATCAACTCCTTTTCCAGCATCTCTTTGTTTTCTAAGTATGTCAAGAGCACTGGCTTGTGACGCAGCTGCTTCAGCTTCATCTAAATCTTGAAAATCCATTTTAGAAAGTAAGCCTTGTTCCGTTAATACGTCATCTGTTGACTTACCTGTAATTCTACCAACTTTATCTGCACCTTTAATCATTTCCTCATAGTCAGCGTCGGTAATTCGTTTTGTACCTTGAGTTATGCTATTTGCTTCTTCAATAATTCTTTTAGGTATTTTAGCTTTCTTAGCTTTTAAATACATCTTGATAGCTTTACTACCACCTCCCATGACTCGACGTGGTAAGTAACCAAGACCGAGTGTAATTAAATCAAGACTATCTGGTACAAGCATTTCACCAGCTAGTGCAGCTACCATATGATCTTCTGATAGCCCACCAGTTAGTGATTTAATTGCTGCCTGTCTTGTATCGTGTATGCCGATTGCTTTATCTAGTTTTTCTGGTATGGATAGTGCATACTTAAAGAAGTCACCTGTTTTAGCTGCAAATGACTTACTTTGATCGTAGTCCTGTCTGTACTGATTATCAGGTTTTATATTAGTATTTAATAAATAATCTGTTTCTGCATCATACAGGATTTTAGGTTGTTTCTGTTCAATCATTTGTAACTCTCAGGTATAACAATACCAGTACGTTCAGTAAATGCTTTGTTTACATCTGTCTCATCTTGTTTGATTTCGACTTTAGTTTCTTCTTCTTCTTTTACTTTTTGTTCATACTGATAGTACGTCATGTTTTTACCAAACTTATTCACCGCATCAGGATGATTAAATTTCTTTTTCTTATTTTCTATTTCTTTTAGTTTCATTTCTTCAGATACCATAGGAACTAAAACATTGGTAATATCTTCTAGTTCTACCTCTTGTAGTCCTTCGATCTGTTTAGTTCTAGCTTCTGTATAAGGTTCTAATACACTAGGAAAGTCAATCTGAAATATAGGTTTAACATATTTGTTGTACATTTCTAACCCATTAGTTCTCATATAGTATAGTCTAGGATTTTCTACTTCTCCTTTGTCATTAAGAAAGACTTGTTTACCGTCTTTAAAGTAGACTCCCGGTTTAAATCGTTTCATCTAATATGTGATAAAATAGTTTGTTCTCTATCTGTAATACCGAACGTCGACCTCATCCAGTCTCTCCAGTTTTTACTACCTTTTTCCTGATTGCATCTTCTACACGACGGTACAAC